GTCATTTATACGGAAGTAAGAAGTTTAATGCAGGAAATGAATTTAATATTTTATTTGGTGAAGATGAAATTGTTGCAGAACCTTTTGCAGCTACAGTAGACAAGCCTTTAATGTCACAGTTTCCTTCTTTTATAACACCTGCTGTTTATTCTATGAATGATGACGGAACTTCTGATAGCTTTGATAACAGTCCTAGAATTATGTATAACAATGGAGTAGTAGATATGACTTCAACAACTTATTCTGTTCCTGCTCAAAATGGTAGTTCAGCGTCAGCATTTGAAACTCAATTTTTACAGTTTAGTCATTTAACAGATGTTCCTACTATACAATCGACACCTTCCGTAGCAGGTTCGTTAGATTTCCACTTTGGAGAATGTCAATTAATGACAGGAGTTGGCGCTCCTGTTCCTGACAACTTATTCAATTTATATTGGCTTCCTTACTATTCAGAACTTTATAACCCAAATACTAGGACTATGACTATTAAAGTAAATCTTAGTCCTGCTGATATCAATACGTTCAAATTCAATGATACCGTATATATCAAGAACAGAGTATTTAGAGTAAACAAAATTTCTTACAAACCAAACGACTTAGCAACAGTTGAATTTATACTTATACCATAATGGCAGCACCTACAATAAAAATACCATACATAACAGGATTTGCTGTAAAACCGTTATCAATTTCAGGACTTGGGGTTGTAACCTTTACTGACGGAACAAATGACGTAACACCGAACCAATTACAATGTGAATCTTACGGATATACCTACAATAAAGCTTCAGGCACTTGCTCAACTTTTAGATACAATACAAATCTTAATAGAGGTGTTGCCAATGAGAACAATAAGACTTTCGGCACAGGAAACTCAACAGAAACAGGTACTAACAACACCTTAGTAATGGGTGAGAATAATACTGTGAAAGGATTCTCAAGAAATAACATTATAATAGGAAACCAAAACGAAATAGCAAACGGAGTAAACAATGCTAACGTATACGGTACTTTAGGTGAGGCTACAGCCGATAACTCTATTGTCTTAGGGGGTAATGCTTCTGATGACAATTTAGCTGAAAGACAAAGCATTCATTTAATGTATGGTAAAACAACTACAGCAGCTTCTCAGCAAGCAAGTAACTTAAACAATACAGCAGGAAGTTATTTTGTGATTCCTGATAATACTATTGTATATTTTCACGCAACTTGTCTAGCCGTAAGAGTTGGTGGTTCAAGTGGTTCAGGAGCAGTAGGTGATTATCATTCAGCTATTGAAAGAGGTGTTGTAATTAACAAATCAGGTGTATTAAGTATTCAAAGAGAAAGGGATGTTATCAAGACTTCAGGAACAACTACAGGTTGGAATCCAACAGCAAAAGTTTCAGGAACTGATTTTTATATAGCTGTAAAAGGTGCAACTAATATGACAGTAGAATGGCTTTGCGATATTAAATTAACACAAATAAAAACAGGAGTAACTTTATAACGACAATATAAAAATAAAATTATGGCAGAAAAAATAGTAATAGAAGCAGAGGTTAAGTCTAATATTGGAGATGTTTCTAAAGACGCAAAGTCAGCAGCAGGGGAGTTTAAAGTTATGGGAGTTTCTCTAAATGGAGTAAAAGCAGGATTTGCTTCAGCAGCAGTTACAGCTAAAGGAATGTTTGGCTCTATTAAAGCAGGATTAATATCTACAGGGATAGGTGCATTTTTAATTATAATAGGCTCGCTAGTTTCTTACTTTAAAAGTACTAAGAGGGGTGCTGAAATGCTTGAAAGAGCTTTGGCAGGAGTTGGTGCAGTAGTAAGTGTTCTTACTGATTTATTTTCTAGTGTAGGTGAGATAATAGTAAGTGCATTTTCTAACCCAAAAGAAGCAGTGATAGGTTTATGGGAAGCTATTAAAACAAATATCGTTAATAGAATAGAGGGTATTATTTTACAATTTGGAGCATTAGGCAAAATTATAAAGTCAGCAATGTCATTTGACTTTGATGGTATAACTGAAGGAGCAAAGGAATTTGGGAAAGCTTCAATTCAAGTAGCTACAGGAATGGATGAAATACAACAAAAAAACTTTGCAGACGGAATTAAAGATATTGCTAAAGAATTTACTAACGAAGCTGCTGCAGCTATGCGTTTAAAAGGAATGTTACAAAAGCTAAAAGATGAAGAAAGAGAGTTCAGTAAAATAAGGGCACAGACAAGACAGGATATTCAAAAAGCTAGATTAGACGCTTTAGATGAAAGTAAAACAGCAGAAGAAAGACTTGCAGCATTACAGAAAGCAAATGACTTAGAGCTAGGTACTACAGAAAAGTCTTTAGAAATGCAAAGAAAGAAAATTGCAATACAAAAAGAAACAATGGCTTTGTCTGAAAATATGGCTGAAGATTTGGATGAACTAGCAGCTTTAGAAGTTGGTTTAATTGATTTACAAACTGCTTCTTTTCAAACTCAAAAAAGGTTAGCTACTGAAATGGAAACTTTGACAAATGAAATAGCAGCAAATCAAAAACAAAGAGATAAAGACGAACTAGAAGCAATAGCAAAAAAGATAAAAGCTACTGAAGATTTGTATGACGCACAAATAAAACAAGCCAATGCTTGGGAAAAGAAAGTAATTGCGTCACAGGAAGCAGTTCTAAAAAGTAAATTAGATACTACAAAAGCAATAGGAGGCGCTATTGGTGCATTGGGTAATTTATTAGCAGAAGGTTCGGCAGCAGCAAAAGCAGCAGCATTAACAGAGATAGCTGTAAACACAGGAGTAGGTTTTGTTCAGGGTTTAAATATTGCACAAAAGTCAGCAAAAGCAGCAGGACCTGGTGCAGCATTGGCTTTTCCTCTATTTTATGCAACACAAATAGGTGCAGTATTATCAGCAGCAGGACAAGCGAAATCGATACTAGGGGCAGGAGGAGGAGTAACTCCGCCTTCAACACAGACAACTGCAACTCAAACACCATCACCACAAATGATGTCAGGAGCTTTTGATATCAGTGGAGGAGTTGCTCCTGAACCTGTTCAAGCATTTGTATTAACTGATTCTATGACAAACAGTCAAAACCAATTAGCGAATATAAGACGTAGAGCTACAATATAAATCAAATAAACTAACTTAATTTCTATTATATAAAAAAGACTATACTATGCCTTGCGAAGAATGTGAAAACGGAAAATATAAATGGGGAAAGACAGGAGAATGTACTTATGACTCAGTAGCTGAATGTGAAGAAGCTAATAAAGACTATTACGAAAAGACTACTTCTATAGTTGAGCTAATAATTGGAGAAAATGAAGAACTAGCTATTGATTGCATTTCTTTAGTTTCAGCTCCTGCAATTGAAGAAAATCTAATCTTTATGAGTAAGGCTAAAAACAATTTAACTTTAGCTAAGATAGATAAAGATAAAAGAGAAATTATTTCTCCTGCTTTAATTCCTGATAAGAATATCTATAGATATGACGCTGAAACAGATTCTGACTACTATGTTTATTTTAGTAAAGATACAGTTAAGAATTGTGCTTATAGCTTCTTAAAAAATAACAACCACCACAAAGCTACATACCAACATCAAGACAGAGTATCAGGCGTTCTAACAGTTGAGTCTTGGATTATAGAAGACCCTAAAATGGATAAGGCTAATCTTTACGGATTTAAATTAAAAAAAGGAACTTGGATGGTTAAAATGTCCATAACGAATGATGAGCTATGGGAAAAGGTGAAATCAGGGGATATTAAGGGTCTGAGTATTGAAGGTTATTTCACTTCAAGGTATCAAGAGATGCAAAAAGCAGAACCAACAAGTGAAGAAATACTTAAAGCACTAAACGAAATTATCACAAAATCAAACAAGTAACCAATCTTTCTATTATATATAGAACCTAAAAATTAAACTATGGATTTAAAGAATCAAATACTAGTAGCACTTGGACTTGACAAAGAAACAGAAGTATCTTTAGCTTGGCAAGCAAAATCAGAAGACGGAACTATTTTCGTTTCAACAGCTGAAGAATTAACTGAAGGTGTGGACGTAAGCGTTCTTACTGAAGACGGCACGACAATTTTATTACCGATCGGAACTTACAAGACAGATACAGGAGTAACTTTTGTTGTGAGTGAGGAGGGTATTGTGGATTCTGTAGCTGAAACGGAATCTGAAGAAGTAGTTGAAGAAGAAATGGCTGAAGATGATGGTAAAGAAGCAGACGTTGAGGACTGGGCAGGAATGGAGAAAAGAATCCAAAACCTAGAGGACGCTGTAGCTGACCTTAAAAGAGACAAAGAAGGAGGTGATGATGAGGTTGAAGAAATGGCTGAAGAAGTAACAGAGCCTTCTACAAATCCTAAAACTATTAAGACTACAGAAGTAGTTGAATTTTCAATAGAAGAATTAAAAGCTGAAAACGAAAGACTAAAAACTGAATTAGCAGCACAACCTGCTTCAGCTCCTTTAGATACTAACAAGTTCAGTTCAGATAGAAAACCAATGTCTAAAAAAGATTACGCTAAGTTATCTAGAAGAGAAAGGTTTTTACAAGATTTAAATAAATAAAAATTAATAAATAAAAAACAAAAATTATGGCAGGATTATCAGTAACATCAAACTTTGCAGGGACGGCAGCAGGATTTTACATCTCAGCGGCTTTAGCTCAAGCAAACTCACTAGACTTCTTAACTATGATTGAAAACATCAAGTATAAGTCTAACATTCAAAAAATGGCAGGTGCATCTTTAGTTGCTGACGCTACTTGCGACTTCACAGCAGCAGGTACTCTTGCTTTGACTGAGAAGGTATTAGAACCTAAAAACCTTCAAGTTAACGTTGACTTGTGCAAGGAAACTTTACTTTCTTCTTGGGAAGCGTTACAAATGAGAGCAGGAGCAGGAGCACCACCACCTGCAAGCTTTGACGATTACGTTATCTCTTATATGGGAGAAATTATTGCAGAAGCAACAGAAGAAAGTGTATGGAAAGGAACGGCAGTAGCAGGGAAATTCAATGGATTCGTAGGAGCTGTTACAGGACTTTTATTACCGGGTGTTGATGGTACAGTTGTTCAAGCAGCAGGAACAGTAGCAGCTTTTTCAGCAGCTAACATCATTGAAAATTTACAAACAGCAGTTGCAGCTATTCCTACAGCAGTATTAGGAAAAGAAGACTTAAAAATCTACATAAACCAAAAATCTTACAGATACTACATCTCAGCAATTTCTACTTTAGGATATGTAAACGCTTACAATATGAATGGCGACTATCTTCCTGTATTTGAAGGAATCTCTATTGCACCTTGTAACGGAATGAAAGATAACGAAATCGTAGTAGCTGAAAAGAGTAATTTATTTTTTGGTACGGATTTGATTTCAGACCCATCTATCAAATTAATGGATATGGCTGCTTTGGATGGTTCAGACAATATGAGATTAGTTGCTAGATATTCTGCAGGAGTTCAGACAGGAGTTGGAGCTGATATCGTAAGATTATCTTAATAAATAAATAATACGGAAGTGAGGGTGTAAAAGCTCTCACTCCCTTAACCTAAAAAAAACAATAAAATGGCTTGTACAGCACTAACAAAAGGTAGGGGACTCGACTGTAATAGAATCAGTGGAGGAATAAAGTATGTTTATTTCGGAGTTTACGACCAATTTACAGCACCAATAGAAACAACAGGAATCGTTCAAGCGTCAGGAGAAATTACTGATATTGAAATGGCTTCTAATGTTCTTTACAGATACACTATGCCTTTAGGTGTAGCTAGTCTTTCTGAGACAATCGTAGGTAGTCGTGAGAACGGGACTATTTACTACACTCCAACTTTGAGCGTTATACTTAACAAACTTACAAAAGAAGACCAAAATCAAATTAAATTATTAGGAGCGACTAAAGTGGTTGCTTTTGCTCAATTAAACGCTACTCTTGCTAACGGACACGATGTTATAGTAGGTCTAGGAGTTACTAATGGTTTAGAGCTTAATGCAGGTACTATGGATAGTGGAGCAAGTTGGGGTGACCGTTCGGGATACACTCTTACATTCGATGGAATGGAGGCAATTCCTTTTCCAATGGTCGCAGATTATACTACAGAACCTTTTGACAATGCAGCATTTAATTTTGGTGCAGGAAACCCTATTGAATCTTAATCAGTATTCTTTTATATATTTTAAAGAGGGTAGCTTAACGGTTACCCTTTTTTTACACTTAGTGAGGGTGGTGCAGTTCGTCTGTATATAGAGCAATCTAGCGTTCACTATAGGGATTAAGGTTGCTTTGGCAGCCTTTTTCCTTTATTAACCAAACAGAAACAGACTTTTTCTATTATATAGTATGATACAAGCATTTACTGAAACAGGATTTAAGCCTGACATTTGCACAGAGGACAATAGAATAGATACGTCAGTAGCTTCTACACAGATTAGATTCTTAGTTAAGTTTATCAATGACCTTGATGGTTCTATTGCTTATGCTTATCCTACATTGACTTCAGGTATTTTACCAAGATATACGAATATGGTTTTCAGTTATAACATAAACCCTGATTTGTTTGCAGGAAGTACGAAACTTTTACCTGCAGGACATTGGAAGTACGAAGTGTATGAAGTAAGTTGGATTGGAGCTGTAACAGTAGGAGGAGGAAAAGCACCATCAACAGAAACAGATGTACTTCCTGTATCGGATAGTAACGGAGTAGTTCAAGGAATAGTTACAAAAGGAATACTTAACTTAACAGAAAAAGCAGGAACAGAGCAAGTGCAATACACTCAACACCCTGAACCTTCAGGAACTAATACTATATATTACGGACAATAAACAAAAAATATGGATAAAATAATTTCGATAGATTTAAGCACAAGTACAAGTCCCTTAGTTCAGGAAGTCAGAGGTAAGGATTACATTGAATACGGTGATGCAAATGGGCAATGGAGAAACCTCTATCCTCAGTTTTTAATTGACCTTTACTATTCAAGTTCTATAACAGCTGCAATCGTGAATGCTACTGCTGAAATGATAAGTGCTAAAGACTTAGTTATAACAGATGAAGATGACAGAGATGAAGAAGCAAGAGTAAAGCTTCAAAACTTTATCAATAACGCTAATGGAAATGAAACTCTACACGAAGTATTAAAAAAGGTAGCATTTGACTTTAAGCTACAAGGAGCTTTTGCTCTTAATATAGTATGGTCAAAAGACAGAACTCAGATAGCTGAAATCTATCATATCCCTGTAGAGAAAATCAGATGTGAACGTCCTGATGAATTTGGAAAAACAAACGGCTACTATGTTTCAGGAGATTGGGCAAATACAAGAAGTAACAAGCCTTATAGAGTTCCTGCTTTTAATGTCAATGATAGAACTTCACCAAATCAAATATTATATACAGGGCTTTATAGTCCTAATATGAACTCGTATTATACTCCTGATTATGTTAGTTGTAACAACTGGGCTTTAATCGATTCTAAAGTTTCAGAGTTCCACCTCAATAACATCTCTAACGGCTTCACAGGAAGCTTTATGATATCCTTTGCGAACGGCATACCGACAGCAGAAGAAAGAAGACAAATAGAGCAAAGTTTAGAAGCTAAATTTACATCAGAGAAAAATGCAGGAAAATTCGTTTTGACGTTCTCAGATGACAAGACTAGAGTTCCTGAAATAACTTCTATCAGTCCTTCAGATTTAGATAAACAATTTTTAGCACTCCAAGAACTTTTAACTAGCAACATCCTCAGTGGGCATAGGGTGACGTCTAAGACACTTATGGGCTTGGATAGTGCTAATGGGTTCTCAAGCAACGCAGACGAGCTTTTAAACGCTTCTAATTTTTACCTCAATACTGTGGTTATGCCATTTCAAGGGCAAATATTA